TACCTGTCTCTGCTTCAAAGGTAGCAACAAAAGCAGCAGCTTGTACAGGATCAAAGTTTTCTTTTGCATACTCTTTTATTTCATCCACTGTTATTTCAAACTTTTGTGGTTCTTTTTTTCCAAATAAAAAATCCCAAAAACCAGCTTTGACTGGTGTCATATCTTCAAGCATTTCTTTTGTAGCTGCATCCATAAATTCTGTACTGGTAGGATTAGTACCTAACCCAGAAGGTTTTCTTCTAATGGGTATATCTATTACTACACCTGCATCTATCTCATCTACTTTTTCTATATTGTTTATATCTGCTAGTTCTTCAACAGTAGTACCTGTCATCTTAGCTATATCAGATAAAGTATCACCAGACCTTATTGTATATGGAGCAGTAGGTTCATCAGGTATAGGTAATATTCCCTGAGATAATGCTCTAGTTTTAGGGTCCATGTTGGCTGGCACATCTGTTGATGTAGGTAGCTCTGGCATATCTGTTCCACGTGTAAAGCCACGTCTTACACCAAACATATTTAGAGCAGGGTTGTTATCACCAGACGGTAACGTAGGAGATGGGTAGCTTGGTGATACTTCCCCAAGTATAGGCATACCTAAACGATACTGCTTCTTACCAGCATCCCCACCAAACGGTCCTATGCGTACAGTAGGATCATACCCACTAAACAGTGGCCCTTGATATACTCTCTTGCCATCAACTATCAAAGCTTCTGGTTCTTTAGCTCCAAAGGACTTGAATAGATCTACAGTCTTTTCATATACTTTAGCTACAGTAGGTTTGTTTTCATACTCATCCCTGTTTGGATTGTTGTCCTGTCCACCACCAAATGTATTAGAAGAGTAGTCAGGACGTTTAGCACCTATACCACTAGTGTTTCTACCACCACCTCCAGCTTTCATACTGTCAGCAAATTGCTTTCCAGGATTAGGCTTAGTCTTAGTAGTCTCACGAGAGCTACCATACTGGTCATACATTTGTTTTTGTGTAAACTTAGGATCGTACATTGTTATACCTTTACTTAGGGAATGGTAGATACTTACCGATGATATAAGAGGCTGCACCTGTGACAAGCTCACCAACAAAATTACCAGCAGAAGTCTCAAGCAGTGATTGTGATTCACCATTTGCATCTATCTCTGCCTCTAGTATTTTTGTTATTCTGTCTCTCTCGCTTTCGCCAGACTGCCATGCCCATGCTAACAGATCACGCTCACGTTGTATAGCATTATTATACATTGTGGATGTAAGATTGTTAGCTACTAGTGCTGCATCTCTGTTAGCTTGGTTAGCTGCTGCGTTGGCTGCTGTAGTAATAGCTTGCGCCCATGCTGCGTTAGCTTGTGCAACTACAAGATGGTTCTGTGCATTGAACTGGTCACGTGCATTAGTTTGTGCAGTGTTGAACTGTGATACTGCATTAGTCTCACCTGCATTGAAACGGTTGATAGCGTTGATCTGCTCTGCGTTAAACCTCTGTACCTGTGAACCTAGTCCTGCAAAGAATTGATCTGTCTGGTTCTGGGATGAAGCATTAAACTGTCTTGAAGCATTTATTGCAGCACCATCACTTAGTATAGCTTGAGCAGTTTCCTGCGCTTTAAGAACTTGCATCTGCTGCTCATTACTTAGGTTAGTCAGGTCCATTTGTAGGAATGACTTAGCATTCTGTACGTTAGCCTGTTGCCTGTTGTTCAGGTTAGATAAGTCTATCTGTGACAGTGTAGCTGCATCAGCTAAAACTTTACCCTGCCTAGCATCTAGGTTAGCTAAGTCTACAGTCTGTGCCATCCTAGCATTCTCTAATGCTATCTGTTGTTCTGCTGTAAAGTTTATGTTAGCTATCTCTGATATACGTGCTGCATTCCTTACCTTGGCTTGGAACTCTTGGTCAAACTCCATGCCTAAGAAGCTGGCACGTTGTTCAGCATTCAGTAAAGCTACTTCTTGTTTGTTGGATGCATCTATCTGTGCAATAGGTAATGCTGCTTCCATACCTGCCTGTACAATAGCCATACCTGCCATACTAGAAGCTGACAACCCACGTGCAGCCATTGCTGCTGATGCATTACGCATAGCTCCTGCAGCCCATGAGGGTGTGTTACCACCAGCAAAGTCCTGCATCAAAGTGTCTAGCTCTGTCTTTACAGATGCAGCTTGGTTCTTTGCTATAGTAGCATCTACCTGTGCCTGATCTACAGTAGAGCCAGAGACTAGCTGATCCTGTGATACCTGTAAAGGATTAGGAGCTTGTACTGTTTGTGGCTCTGCTATTTGTGCAGCCTGTAGCTGTAGTGCTGCTGCTGTAAAAGGGTCCATTTGTGCAGGATCTACAATAGAGTCAGGACCAACCTGCCCTTGTGCTGCTAAGTAATTCTGTAAGGCTGTCTGTAATGCTTGTTGTGATTGATAAGCTTGATACTGCGCTGGTGACATAGCAGCAATTTCTTCTGCTGTTGCAGCCCCTGCTGCTGTTGCTACACCTGCTTGTGCTGCTGCACCTGCTTGACCTGTACCACCTGCTATAAGTGCGTTTGGTCCACCATCTGCTGCTACAACGTTTGCTTTGGTTACACTTGCAGTTGGGTCAGTGCCTATCTGTTTTGATAGTAGTGAACCGCTTGGCATTTGTGTACCAGTCGGGCCTGTATATTGACCACCTAGTGTAACTGAACCATCTGGATTTGTAGTAGGGCCACCTGCTGGTCCAATATATTTACTACCACCTGGTAGGTATTCTGGTGGCGTTGGACGTGGTGTAAGATAATTAGGTGCGCTAGGATTAGTAGATTGGTATTGTACAGGAGAGGCTTGCTGTCGTGATCCTCCACCACCACTATCTTGTGTGCCTATAGCTCTAGCCATTTGACGAGCATCCATACCTGCAAAAGGATTATTAGCTTTTTTTATTTCTTTTGATACAACTTTTGCCGCATCTGCTACACTCATACCTCTAGCCGCATTGATACGCTTGCCCTCAACCATCTGTCTAGCTGCCATAGTGTACTTACCCATCTTGGCTGCTGCTGCAGGACTAGCTGCTAGGAAAGCATTGATAGACTTTTGATCACTAGGTCCACTATAGCCCAACGCTGGTAGTATCTTGTTTGTCATTGTCTCAGGCTTGAAACCCATAAATTTTTTAGCCATATTATTATTTCCCTATTTGCATCCACAATGATGCGGCAATGAATGTTATTACTGCTACAGTTGACATCTTGACCATAGTTGACCACACACCTTTACGTGTATCACGCCATGCTTCTAGCAAGTTACGCATCTCTGTTATGTCTTTACGAGCATCATCATCATGTAGTCCTACTTCACGCAGTGCTATCTTAGCACCACGCTTTGCTGCACGATCTAGCATAGCTTCTATTTCTTCAGGTGTCATTATGTTGATCCGTATATTGTGCCACTATTATTAAGCGTTCTTGATGTTCCTGTTATAGCTGCACCTCCTGCGCCTCCAGCGTAACGACCACCACCAAGCGCACCAGCCGCACCCCAGCCGCCTCCACCTCCTGCAAGGCTAGAGACGGTACTACCAGGGGAAGTCGCAGCATTTCCTGCTGAACCACCATTTCCACCACCTACACCTGGCAAAATTCGTCCACCGCCACCACCACCAAACTGATGTCCTCCACCGCCACCGCCAGCGCCTCCACCATTATCTACTGGGTTATTTGCATTACCACCATTACCACCGTCACCACCTTCTGCGTTCAATGCACCACCTGGACCTTGTTGCCAAAATCCATAATTTATTCTTCCTCGACCACCAACGCCACCGCCAGCGCCACCACCACCTCCTGCGTGGGCATCACTAGGGTTACTATAGTCTGAGTATGCACCACCGCCACCACCGCCTCCAGCAATGTAAGCGCCAGAGCTATTTGTGATAGTTACACCTGAAGCAGTTACGCTAATTGCAGGACCACCAGCCGTGGCTCCTGGGTTTGAAAATCCCCAACCACCATTGCCACCCTTACCAATAATTTTACCGTCATTAATAACAGTACATGGTATATCTATTATTAAAGCTGCTACTGATGTACTGTCTGACCAAACCCACATATTACTAGGTACACGTAAAGTCTCTCCTGATGATATATAGCTTGACGCTGTAATTTGTTGTAGTTGTACTTGTCCGTTGACCTGACTACCGCCAGTAGGTAAGTTTGTCTCAGAAGACACACCATAATACTGTTGTATACTTTGCTGTCCACTATCCCCTACACTTATCAATGCACGAATGTCAGCATCATTTAAAGAACAGGTAGTACCACTAGTACCACCCACTTCTACATGCATGTCATCTAAACTTATAGCACCACTAGCTTGGAGAGCCATTACTCACACTCACACTTTTTACACTTACACTTATTTAGTTCTTCTTTTAATTCTTTTACAGCTTCTATAAGCACACCTACTATATTACCATATGCTACAGATAAGTACTCACCCTCTTCTACAACCTCTGGCATAACTTGTTGCATCTCTTGAGCTATAACACCTGTGCCACGCTGACCATCATTTAGTTCACTTTTATAGTTGTAGGTTACCCCACGCATCTGTGACACTTTATCTAGCGCACCTTCAATAGTTTCTACGTTTTCTTTTAGTCTTTCATCTGAGAAAGCTGTTACGTTACCTGTTGCAGTAAAGCTACCAGATAGGTTATTACCGTTGTTTGATAAGTTAGACAATCCTACTTCTGCAGGAGTATCAACAGTACAAGTAATAACACCAGTACCACTGTTGTAAGATATACCAGTACCTGCAGATACAGAAGCTCTTGCACCAGCAGTAACACCACTACCTGTTAGGTTCCCAGCTACACTTAGGTTACCTGCTATTGCAGCATTCTCATCTACAGTAAGTGTGTCTGTTTTTACTGTGCCATCAAAGAAAGCATCTTTGTATTGTAGTGCTGTTGTACCTAAATCTACAGCGTTAGTAGTCTTAGGTCTAAGTACAGATGCTGTAGCTACTATGTCTTGTGATGGTCCTATCTTTTCAATAGCTGCACCTTCTGCTGCAGTGCCATCGTGGGTGTGACCAGTACTAGCATTGAATGCTGACTGTACCTGATTGTACTCATCATTAAAATCATCAGCGTCAATAACACTTCCTGTAGCTATGTTAGCTGCTGCTTGTCTTGTATAACCTGCCATAATTACTGCCTATCATTTTGTCTATACTCAAGAATTGCCGTGTCAAGAGTAAAGGTTGGATTTGTTGAGTTATCTGTAATACGCATTGAAATTGTTTTGAATGACCCTACTAAGTTTTCTTTATATATCTGATCTAGTACACCATCAAACTTTGCACCACCGTATACAGCGCCAGACTGACCAAATAAGAATACACCGCCACCTGCTG